CAAAAGACCTATCAACCATAGCTTGCACATATGTAGGGTGGTTGTGTGCTTTCGGCCTTTGGCCAAGTGCAGAGGAAAAAAATATTCGCTTGACTTGTTCGCGGTTATCAGTATAGAACGCGAGAATATTAATTAATGCTAAATCAGCTTCCGATTGACTGGTGTAGTAGTTGTGCCACATTCCGCTATAGAGTTCCAAAAACTTTTGACCATTAGAAGCCGCGAAAGCAGTTTCACAAATTTCATTATCGGAATTGATTTCCGGTTGACTTTCAAAAATTGAAGCCATGTTAGAAGCAAAGGCCGGTTTAGGTGGAGCGAGGTATGCCCACAAGGAATTAGCCCATTCATTGATGTCGACAATAGGCAAATTCTTAATTACATCGCCCGTCATGGTCATGTATCGGCCTGAAGAATAGACTTCAACAGCGTCCCGCTTCCTTCCTGTGGGCACACTTCCGCGCCCGATGATATGCAACCCCTGGCCGGATGGCGAACGCTCAATGTATGTCTGAAACGCTTCATACATTTCAATTTGACGTTTAATAATTTCATCGGCATTTGGGTATTTTGGTTGCCCTTCCTGATCTAAGCCGAAAGGATTATCTAAGTCGATAAATACAAATGGGTCATTTTCGGTTAGCACAAAACCGATGCCAGAATATCCACCACGGTTAAAAATTTGGCAAGCATACGCAAAACTAGACCAGTTTGAAGAATCGGTTACACTGGCTTTGTATCCATTATTAGGATTGTAAGGGATTTTAGTGGTTCGGCCATCCTCCAATGTTTCCAGCTTGAAAAGAACCCACTGATTATATGTTTTCATTTCTTCTGGAATTTGGTTAATCACTATTTCACCTTTGATTCTAGGTATGCTTTCAGCGTCTCAATGCGATTAACTGAAGGGTCCGAAATTCTACCCTTGACAAGCGCATTCAACCATGCTGAGGGAATAGTGGTTTCTTCGCAAATGAGATTCAAAGTCAACCAAACCGGCCTGTTTTTCAAAGATAAGACAGTGGTATCGCGCAAAGTCGTTAGAATCATAGGAACCTCAAAAAGTGAACATCTTGAGAATAGGTCAAAAATATTTCTTTGGCAAGGGCGAAATATTTCCTTGACACAAGTTTTGTCAGAACTAGAATGATTGACATGGGAGCGATGCGAACCCAGACTAGCAACCCAACGGGAGCCGCGAGCGAACCCCAACCATACACCTTTTGGAGATACGATGGAGAATCGCCAATATCAAACCCTGGCAAATAAATCGCCAATCCGATTTAACGGCGAAAGGGTTGTTTTGGAACAGTTTTTGAATAGTGTAGCTGGGGCGATTCGTGCCTTGAATATTTTGAATGACTGCAAGCGCGAATTACTTTGCGAAAATGGTTACACTGGTGCAAGGCCGCCGAAATTTTTCAACAACTGTTCTAGCCTTCCAGCACAGTTTGAAGATTACAAGCAAGGCGAAAAAGTTATTTCGGCAATCCTGAATTTGGCGATTGAGTCTAAAGGTTTGTTGGAAAAACTTGAACAGACTTTGAAAAATCGAAATTATGTTTCGGTTTGCGGTATGCATGATAACATTGCTAATATGTTTCAGCATCAAGCTAACATTGCCGAATTTCTGGGAACTGATTTTGATGAAATGATGCAATCCAATATTGGCAAATTGAAAAACATGAATCCCGAAAGGTTCAATCCTGGCATTGACGAACAGGTTGAAATTGCCATGTTTAAAAGTGAGCAAGAATGAACCCACAAGATAGGGATGAAAAAATACAAAAATGGAACAATCTTTGCGCGGCTTTGGCAATTGTCAAAGAACAGGAAATGAAGCTTCGGAAAGAAATTGTTGAGTATGTAACCGAAGGAAAGCATAGCTGCAAAATGAATTTGGGTTTTGGGTATGGCTTAGATGCCGAAAATACCTTGAATTATAAAATTGATGATCCTGAAGACAAACTTTTAAGTTTGGTTGAATGGCTCAAGCAAAATAACGAACCTGAAGTATTCAAGCAAAAATGGGAATTCAACGAATCAAATTACAAAAAGGTTTCACCAACAGTTAAGGCTTATGTTGACGAATTGATTAGCTGTAAACCCGGTTCTCCAAAATTAACTTTCATTCAACCAAAGGAAGGCTAAAAATGAAATTATCTGAACTTTTAGGTTGCATTATGTTTTTTATTTGGCTTAGTTTTTGGAGTTTTGTTGCTTGGGTTGCTTGGCATTTCATTTCTAAGTTCTGGTGATAAATGGTAATTAAACTTAAAAATACCGCCGAATTAGCCAAAGCAGACTCTATTAAGCTGCTTATCTATGGCGAAGCTGGCGCGGGAAAAACGCGACTCATCAGCACAGCGCCTAGACCTGTTATTTTTTCAGCCGAATCAGGCTTGTTAAGTTTGCGTAAATTTCAATTGCCATACGTTATTATTTCAACTTATAAGGAACTTGAGGAATGTTTCTTGTGGGCATCCAAATCAGCCGAAATGAAGCAATTCGACACAATTTGTCTTGACAGTTTGAGCGAAATTGCCGAAGTTATTTTAACCAATTTAAAAACTTTGCATAAGGATCCTAGAAAAGCCTATGGCGAAATTTCGGATAAGATGCTAGAATTAATTCGCGGCTTTCGTGATATTCCTGGGAAGCATGTTTATTTTTCAGCCAAGCAAGAAAGGGTAGCCGATGCCGCAACGGGCGCTTTGCTTTTTGGCCCCATGATGCCGGGAAAGGTTTTGCCGGTAGCCTTGCCTTATTTCTTTGATGAAATTTTTCAATTGAGCGTTTTCACTGACCCGGCAACCCAAACAAAAACTAGAGCTTTGCGAACCGATAAAGATAATCAATATCAAGCAAAAGATAGATCCGGCAATCTTGACATTTGGGAACCGGCTGACTTAGGTTTGATTTTTAACAAAATCGCGAAAGGATAGAGAAATGACCAAAATGGAACGAATTAAACATCTTGAAGGCATTATTTCTGGATGCCGTGTATTTGTTGCTCAGGCAACGCTAAAAGAGAATGGTGGTTCTCATGCGCAACGTCAAGACGCCAACGAATGGCTACAATTAATTGACTATGCGCTTGACAAAACACCGAAGGTTCGATTGTCCGACCCTGGAGTAATTGAGCAATTGCGTAAAGATTTTGGATTATAATTTAACCAACAGCCCCCATGGCGAAATTGGTCAGACGCTTTGGATTTAAAATCCAACGATAGTAATATCATCCCGGTTCGAGTCCGGGTGGGGGCACCATTCAGTTCAACCATGGGCCTAAATCGCTTGCCCACAAAAGCGATTAAATTTTATGAGGTTCCAAAATGGCCCTTCTGCCTTCTGCTTTTAACGCTTTCTTGGTTGACCCTGCGGCTTCTGTCGGCCAGCTTCCGGTATGTCCCGAAGGCTTGCCGGTTGTGATTACTGCCAGCGAATTCAAGGCCGCTAAATCCGGCGGTAATAACTACTACGTTGAATTGTCGCTTCAGGTTATTGATGGGCCTCACAAGGGCGAAACCGGGCCTTTCCGTCTTAACCTGGGAAATGACAATGAAACTGCGGTTCGCATTGCCAATCAGCAGCTTTCTGCCATCTGTCACGCAACCAGCCAAATGAATATCAGCGATACGCAACAGCTTCACAACATTCCGTTTGTCGTTACTACTATCGGCAAGGAAGTTACTAACGACAAGGGCGAAAAGTTCACCAGTAGCGAAGTCAAGCGCATTCTGAATATTCGCGGTGAAGCGCCTAGCAAGGCCGCTGCCCCTGGTGCTGCTCCTGCCCCTGCCTTTGCCGCTCCCGTTGCCATCGTTGCTCCTGCCGCTCCTGCGGCCCCGGCCTGGGCTCCCGCTAGCCCTGCGGCCCCGGCCTTTGTTCCTCCTGCGGCTTCCGCTCCTGCCGGTGCGCCTCCCTGGGCCGCTAAGTAAATAGCAATTAACAAATTAACCCCAGGATAGCCTAAAAATTATCCTGGGGTTTTTTCAAAGGTTTAAAATGAACAGTGATAAAAAGCAAATAGCCGATGAAATTAGAGCCAAAATTGATGCTCATTGTCAAGCTATTTACAATGAAGAATTTAGAACGCATTTAGGCGCTTCCTTGATTGGCGATAAATGCTTACGTAAGCTTTGGTTTGGCTTTCGTTGGGTTCAAAAGGCCGCTCATACAGGCCGAAAATTGCGCTTGTTTAATACCGGCAATTGTGAAGAAACTAGAATTATTGCTTGGTTGAATGGAGCGGGTTATGAAGTTAAAAATGTTGATACTAACACTGGAAAACAATTCAAGATTGTTGACTGTGCCGGTCATTTTGGCGGGTCTATTGATGGCGTTGTTAATGTTGATGCGCTAGGCTTGTGCTTGTTTGAAGCCAAAAGCAACAAAACAGGTTCGGAATTCAAAGCCTTTTTCGATGAAGGAATGAGGCTTAACAAGCCTAGACATTGGGCGCAAATTTGCACTTATGGAATGAAGTTGAACATTAAAAATTGCTTGTATATCTGCAAGAATAAAGACAATGATGATTTGTATATTGAACCCGTTGAACTTGATTTTGAACATGGAAAGGAAATGATTGAAAAGGCTAGCTACATTATTGGATGCCAGGACAAGCCTAGCCGTATAAGTGAAACACCAACTTACTTTGAATGTAAAATGTGTGATTATACTGATATTTGCCACAGGGGAAAACAGGCAGACAATAATTGTCGCTCATGTAAATTTGCAAGCGCCGTTGAAGATGCACAATGGAAGTGTGAAAAATATGGTATAATTCCTAAGGAAGAAATTGGTAAGCCTAAACCTTGCTGGGAAGGGATAATCTAAAATGGGATGGCCATCTGAAGAAAAGATTGAAAAATTTGAAAACCCAAACAATTTTCCAACAACCCAGAATGCAGCCATTGCTATAGGCTCCAGATTCTATATAAACGGAAATTCTTGCAAACGTGGGCATAAATCCGAAAGATATACCAACGGCGGTTGTTGTGTAGCTTGTAGTATTTTAGCTAAGAAAAGCAGTGTTACCCATAGACAGCGTTCCATTGAAAACCAAAAACTTATGCAAATTGCAGTTTCCAATAATAAAACTACATATATTCCAGATACACCTTGCAAATACGGCCATAGTTTGCGGTTTACAACGTCTAATAATTGCGTTATTTGTGATGAAATTGGGCGTGACAAATACAGAATTACACAAAGATATTGCAGAATAAAAAGAGAATATGGTTTAACAAAAATTGAATATTTGGCTATGGTTGAAAAACAAAAAAGTTGTTGTTTTCTTTGTAATTCATATCACCAGGACCATTTTAAATTGCATGTTGATCATTGTCATGAAACCGGAAAGGTTCGAGGTTTGCTTTGCAATAAATGCAATCAAGGAATTGGTTTGTTTAATCATTCTCCAGAATTAATTAGAAAAGCGGCTGTTTATTGTGAGAAAGCCAACAATGAGTAATCCTTTATTGCGCTATTATCAAAACGAATCTGTAGAATCAATTTTCAACTATTTTAATTCCGGTAAAGTAGGAAACCCTTTGCTTTGTTTACCAACCGGAACCGGAAAAAGTTTAGTAATTGCTGAATTTATAAAAACTGCTTTGCAACAATGGCCGAATCAAAGATTTATTATGCTTTGCCATGTAAAAGAAATTCTTTCTCAAAATTGCAATAAATTAAAAGCAATTTGGCCAAATGCTCCAATTGGCATGTATTCTGCCGGTTTAAACGAATACAATACCACCTTGCCTATTATTTTCGCTGGAATTGCTAGTGTTAATGCAAATCCTGAACAGTTTGGGCATAGAGATATAGCAATAGTTGATGAAGCGCATTGTATAAGTCAAAACGATTCAAGTATGTATCAAAAGACAATTGCAAAATTAAAATTAATTAACCCTTATCTAAAGGTTATTGGCTTAACAGCTACGGCTTACCGTATGGGTCAAGGCATGATTACCGATGGTGGTTTGTTCACTGATATTGCATATGATGTTACAGGAATGTCAGCCTTTAACCGGCTTATTGCTGAAGGTTTTATTGCTCCATTGATCCCAAAGCGAACTAGAACGGAATTAAATACCGATTGTGTCAAAATGTCAAATGGTGATTTTCAACAGCATGATTTGCAAGCCGCTGTTGATATTGATGAAGTAACTTACTCTGCAATCAAAGAATTAGTTGAATGTGGCTATGAAAGAAATTGTGGTCTAGTTTTTGCAACAGGGGTTGAACACTGTGAACATTTAACAACGGCTATTCAATCTTTTGGGGAAACCGCAACATGCGTTCATAGCAAGATGCCCACAAAGGAACGGGATGAACGCCTAGCAGCTTTTAAAGCCGGAATATTTAAATATATTGTGAGCAACGGCATTCTTACTACTGGTTTTGATCATCCTCCCATTGACATTATCGGAATGTTACGCCCCACAATGTCTACCGCACTTTGGGTTCAATGCCTGGGGCGCGGAACCCGGCCTTATACTTGGCTGAATGAACAGCAATACATAAAGGGTTTCAACTATGCAAAAGAAAACTGTTTGGTATTGGATTTTGCAAAGAATACCCCTCGTTTGGGTCCAATTAACGATCCGGTTAAGCCAAGAAAAAAAGGTCAAAAAACAGGCGATGCGCCGATTCGCATTTGCCCCGAATGCGGTATTTATAACCACGCTTCATCAAGATTTTGTTGTGAATGCAACGCCATATTTCAAATTGCAGTTAAAATCTTTGGTCAGGCAGGAACAGAAGAATTAATCAAGTCTGATTTGCCACAAATTGAAACTTTTTCGGTAATTCGTGCTGTTTATCACAAGCACCTGAAACCCGGTAGCCCTGTCATGATCCAAGCCTCATACTATACAGGGGTGAAAACCTTCAGCGAATTTGTCTGTTTTGAGCATCCCGGTTATCCAGGTAGGAAGGCCGCAGATTGGTGGAAGCAAAGATCAAATGAACCTGTTCCCGCTACGGTTGATGAAGCCTTAAGCCGAATTTCACAATTGAAAACCCCAGTTAAAATTAGGGTGCAAGTAAACAAAAAGTATCCTGAGGTTTTGAGTCATGAATACTAGAGAATTAACTTACCAAGACAAATGCTTTAACAAAGATAGAATTAAATTTCAACAGAAAATGATTAATTGTGATTATTGGCAATCCTGCCAAAATTGCGCCCATATGGATCATAATACAAACAAATGCAAGCTATTTAATGCGGTTCCTCCAGTTGATGTTATTGCCGTTGGATGCGAAAACTTTCAATATGAAATTCCGTTCTAGGGGAAATAATGGCCAGAAAATCAAAATCACTCCATTCTAGCGGCCTGTTAAATGCGCTTTCCTTTGTGGGCATGAACGGCGCTGAATACTGCCAGATTGGCCACAATTGGGTTACGTCTATCACTGATAATATTTGCATGGGTTTTGCTATTGAAGAAACTCTAGCTTGTCAAGCAAACATTAAAGCTTTGACTCATTCTTTAACCAGGGCAAAAGATCAAGTAACTATTACGCAATTAGATATTGACAAATTGCATGTTTCTTCAAACGGTTTGGAAGTTTATGTAAACTGTGAAGCAGAGGTTAAACATGTTGAACCTGATAAAAGATTTTGCGCGATTGATAGCAGATTTACTAAATGCTTGGATATTTTGCATTCTATTGTATCAGCCCATGGGGATCATATTTCTGTTAAATCCGTATTGTGCTACGGTTCATCCTGCTTTGCAACTAATCGGCATATTCTAATTGAGTTTTGGAATGGTATTGATTTGCCATATTGCAAACTATCAAAAAAGTTTGTTGATTTAATTTTGAAGTCAAAGAAAGAAGTTGAATATTTTGGTTATTCTATTAGTAGTGTTACAGTTTATTTCAAAGATGGATCTTGGATTATGGGACGCCAAGAAAAAGGTGATTGGATCAATCCGTTTGAAATATTAAATGTGCCTACAGAAATGCAACCACTTACCGCAAACTTTAAAACTTCGCTCAAGGCTGTTCTAGGGTTCGCTGGGGCTACCACCGTCACCTGGGGCGCTGGAAGGCTCCAGAGCCATGCCGGTGAACGGGAAGGGGCAATTTCAGCCATTGCTGACCTAGCCGAAGGTGGCACTTATGGAACAAAGGAAATGAAATTCTTGTTAGATAATGGAAATGAATTTTGTATTGACGCAAACAAAGTTGTTAGGTTTTTTGGTTCAAACATTCGTGGCGCAATTAGCTCAAGGATTGGTTAAATGTCAAACTTATATGATTGGCCAGAAGACTCTTAATTAGAAAACGGCAATTATCACAATGTTTGTCTTTATTGTAGAATTGTTTTTGTTGGATACAAACGGCGAATTGTTTGCAAAAAGTGTGCTACTGAAATAGAAAATAAAAGAATTGAAACTCAAAAACATGCATGGGATATCTAATGTTCTTTAACGAACCCGAAAAATTGCCAAAAGGCAAAAAGCAACCCGTTGCCGTTGATCGGTCGTTTCCTACTCCCATTTTCAAACCTTTGGATTTATACAATGATGCTGAATTGGTTATTGATTCTCATTCTACTTTCATTTTTGACGTTGAGTGTTACTCTAATTATTTTTTGGCTATGTTCACAAATTTTAGAACAGGGAAAATTGTTTACTTTGAAATGTCACCAAATTCAACAATTGATTATAAAAAATTGGAATGGGTTTTGTGGAATTTTCTTTTGGTTGGTTTCAATTCCAGCAATTACGATTTGCCTATGCTTTTTTTATGCCTTAAGGGTTTGAGTTGCCAAGAATTAAAAAGGGTAAGTGACCGAATTATCAATGAGGAATTGCGGCCTAGACAAATTGAGCAAGAATTCAAGGTTATAGTGCCCACAAAGATAAATCATATTGATCTTATTGAAGTTGCTCCATTAAAAGCCAGCCTAAAGACGTATGCGGGAAGAATGCATTGTAAAAAGATGCAGGATTTGCCTTATAATCCCGCAATGCCATTAACCCAGGAACAAGCAAATATTTTATTGCATTATTGCATAAATGATCTAGAGAATACTATTTTGTTGTTCATTGAACTGAAGGAACAAATTAAGCTTCGATATGATATGACTGAACAATACGGGATAGACCTACGCTCAAAAAGTGATGCTCAAATTGCAGAGCATGTTATTGCAAGTGAGGTTATGAAGATTAATGGCAATTGGCCAAGACGCCCTATCATTCTGGAAGGGCAAAGCTACCGCTATGCGGCCCCGGCTTTCCTGGCCTATGCCACGCCAGCCATGCAAGCCGTTCTAGACCGGGTTCTAGCTACTGAGTTTGTTGTAGGTGCATCCGGCGCTGTCCTCATGCCTGAAAGTCTAGAATCGCTGTCTGTGGGCATTGGCAATGGTATTTATCGCATGGGGATTGGCGGTTTGCATTCCAGTGAAGAAAAGACTATGCATAAAGCCGATGAAGAATATCTATTGATTGATAGAGATGTTGCCAGCTATTACCCCAGCATTATCATTAATAACAATCTTTTTCCAAAACAAATGGGCAAGGCTTTTATTCAAGTATATTCAACCATTGTTGAAAGGCGTTTAAAAGCCAAAGCCGCTGGGGATAAGGTTAATGCAGATTCATTAAAAATTGTTATCAATGGAAGTTTTGGTAAATTGGGTTCTAAATATAGTTGTCTTTATTCTCCTGATCTAATGCTGCAAGTTACCTTGACTGGCCAGCTTGCTTTATTGATGCTTATTGAAAGAATTGAACTAGCTGGAATTTCCATTGTTTCAGCCAATACCGATGGAATTATTATCAAATGTCCTAGGGCTAGATATGAAGAATTGAATCAGATTATAAAGCAATGGGAACAGGTAACAGCATTTTATACTGAAGAAACCAAATATAAAGCAGTATATAGTCGTGATGTTAATAACTATATTGCAATTAAGGAAGATGGCACGGCTAAGGTTAAGGGTTGCTATTCTGAAAAAGGTTCCGCTTTAAATAGCCGATTGAGCAAGAATCCAGAATCTTTAATTTGCGCCGATGCTGTAACTAAACTTTTGGTTGAATGCATTCCAATTGAACAAACCATAACGGAAAGCCAGGATATAACCCGGTTTGTTTGTGTGCGAAATGTCAAAGGCGGTGCCCACAAGAATGCTAAATATTTAGGAAAAGTGGTTCGCTGGATTTATGCAAAAGGTGAAACCGGAACAATTAATTATGTTTTAACTAACAATATTGTTCCCAAAAGTGAAGGCGCTAGGCCGTTGATGGACCTAGCGCCGGTTGAAGATTTAAATTTTGATTACTATATCAATGAAGCAAATGAAATGCTTTATGACTTGGGTTATTACAAACCTAAGCAAATTGGTTTGTTTTAGGCCATCTTCCAAGAAATACCACTAAATTTAACGGCAACCTTGGGATCCGTAAACTCGTAAATATGAATATCACCATTCAATTCAATGCCGAATCTTGCGATTGTGTCAGCCGTTCCAGTGCAACAGAAACCTTCAACCTTGTGCAATGGCCTATATCCGGCGGGAATGGTAGCTACAATAACATCAGCGCCAAAAGTTCCGCCGTAAACATCACCATTCAAAAAAGCCCTGCCTTCTAGTGACGTTTGAAGCCAAATTCCACCAGTTGTATAAGTAGCCTTTAGCCAAGATGCGGCGTCAAATTCAGCGCCCAACCAAGGGCCAGCGGTTGCGCCAAAGTGAACCCTACCACTAATGCCAATGCCAGCAGTAACACCCGGCAAAGATGTTGAAAACTGTAAAATTCCTTTTTCTGAATTTTTAAATGAAAACAAAAACCCGTTATAAGGACCACCGTTGTTTGCTCCAACGTCCATTCTATCAAAGGTAATACCTTGGAAAAAATGGTTTGGGGAAACAGTAGAAGGGTTTAAGATTCTATAAAAAGAACCCATGTTATAAATGCCGTTGTTTTTAGAAGATGCTAAATTTGTAGGAAAAACAACATCAGCAAGCAACTTATTAATAAGGGCATAAATTTCATCGGTAGGATGAACATGCCCCGGTAAAGAATCCATGTAAAATGAACCGCTATGGCTGTCCTGATACATTCCATAAGTATCAATAAAGCAGCATTGGAAATCTCTAGCAATCTGCCTAAAGCCTTTGTTTGCCATTTCATTAGCAATTTCAGTTCTAGCAAGGGGACATTAAAATAATAGGCAATTCAGCCGCAGTTTTAAGCGCCCGAATCTTAACCAATCCAGCCCTAATATCGTCTAAAGCCGCGTCAACCCATTCAGGATAAGCAAAATCGTTAACGCCCCAACGAATAATATAAAGGTCTGGATTAGCAGCTAAATCTAAAGCATAGTTTCTATATTCAACGCCAGGATGATTGCTATGCCAGTCCAAATCTTGCCAAGATTTAGCATCAAAACCGCTTAAAGAGTGGTCAATGATGGTGCAATTTCTATAACCATTTGCAATAGCACTGGAGTTTAAAAGAGAAGCGGGATAATAATCAGCGGCACTTGCGTTAAAACCTGCTACCGTGCTATCGCCAGAAATAACAATATTAAAAGGGCCGATTTCGTCAACTTGATTGCCAAATGAGGAACTGCGTTTAAAATGTTTATACCAAGGGGCTAAATATTCTTGGCCTACAACCAAATTAGTTTGCGCCAATCTTGGATTCATTACCTTTCCAGTTAAAGAAACAATAGGATAATCTGGATAAATACCGTATTTGTTATTGTAAGTGCTAGATAAACCATATTTTAAAGAAAAAGCCTGTTTGGCGGTAATGTAGGCTTGAAAAGCCGTAGTGTTATCCGTTCCGGTTGTTTCTTTGGTTCCATCCAAAACAGTTCCATAAGCAACAACATTTACATTAAAATTTGTAAATGAATCATTTAAAGACTGCAAAGTTGCAACTTCAACCCCAAATTTATTTGTATACGTTCCCGGATAGTTCAAAAATTTGTCAAACATATCTTCATTAAGTTGAAAACGCGCAACAGCGTCAGTTCCCGGAAGTGTCATTTTTTCCCCTTTTTAAGAAATAATGTTGTTGATAAAATCTTTGTCATTTTGATAATACCGCGACTCATAATTAATAGCCTTTAATTCTGAAGTCATAACCCCCTTTGGTGATTTTTCAGTTAAAATAAAAGCAGTTTTCCTTGTATCATTATTTGGAGAAATAATAAAAGTTGTTTTTGCATAAAGATCAAAATCGAGTGCTAATGGCATACTAGGGGTTCTTAAAAGCAAAACTTTGTTAGAAAAAGCAGTTTTAACAATTGGAATATTGTCTACAGTTCCGTCACTGTATTGCAGAAATATAGTGTATTCAAGTTCACTTTGCAAGTCAACATTTTGCGACAATACCAGTTCTAAACCGTTTTGGCTGACAATTTCGCCTTCAAGACTTCCTAATTGTGTTCCATCAGATACCAAAATTCTATCATTAATAACACAAATATTAGCTTCCTGTAAAGCCTCAAACTCTACATTCAAGTTTTGATATTTCATTTTATTATACAAGCGTTTAGCGTTAAAATGCGCTTGCAGACTGTTTCTAACGCCAATAGACTCAAAACTTTTCGGGTTTACGGCGCTTCTATCTTCAGGAACATAAATTGAAACGATGGCATCGTCAACCGGATCAACATACTGATATTCAATTCCGTCATTATCGTTTACATTACCAAAACTAATATTTCGGCTTTCTGTTCCTGGAACTTTGTTTCTATGATTGAAAAGAATGGTTGTTTGTTCGGTTTCTTTCTCAAAAGAAAGCCTTATTTTGTTACCCCTTCTGTAGGCAAGTGAAAAAATAGAATTTGCAATTGTGGTTAAAATTTCTTCAAAAGAAAGGTTGACTGAATCAAAAGTATAACAAAATTCAGCCGCTTTATCAGTTCCAAAATAACTAATAATTTCAGCAACAGTAGAATAAATGTTATCAAAATCCATTTCTGATAACTGACGATTACCGATTTTAGGATCTAAGCAGATAAAAGAAATAATATCGTCAACTCTTTTTGTAGGATATAGAACAGTAGAAAAAGTTGAACCGCTAATCCTAGTGGGAACTTTGCGAGTAGCCAACATGTTTAATTTTCTGTTTGAAACAGACAAAGCGCCTTCAGTAGCTCTAGTTAGACTTTGAACTGTAGTAACATTCCCAAAATCCGTTTTATCCATAGGACAAACTGCATAAAAATCGCGCCATTTAACTTCATCTTGAACTTGGCCGGTTAAAATATAAGCGCCGGTCATCCGTTTGGCTTCTACAATGCAGCGACCTGTGAAGGTAGGAACGGCCTTTAAAGTGTTACCTAGCGCCATGTTGAAAGTCGAATCCCATAACAAAGTAGTAGTAAAAACTTCAGGTGCCCCGATAGGCGAACCGGAAGAATTAACAGGGGTTAAACGCAAAGAAATGTCAACCGGAAGCGGCTTTTTAGATGTGCCATCGTCAACATAAATTCCGTTCATTGAAACAAAATTGCACCAAATTTCTTCCATATCAACCCGGTCGCAAGTAAAAGGACCAGCCCAGGCCGCCTCATTGGAAAATAAAAGAACATTGCTAAAATTAAAATTTAAACCCAAACCGATTAAAACTGTCCAATCTGCGTTAGAAGTAGGATTTGCTATAACAAGGTAATGCTGAGAAACTGAAGTTATTGTATAAATACCGTCAAAGTTATATACTTCAGTGTAAGAATGGTCAACAGGATCAAAAGTTCTATATATAGCGTTTGCTACTTTAACTGTTCCACCTGCGTTAAAAAATGCTCTAAAATCAATCCCAGTAGAAGGGGAAACCGAAATTCTACCAGTTGCTAAAAAGCTAGCTACAACAGCCTTAACTGAATACGTTGAATCCGGCCCTAAAATTTGCCCATTAACCGATTCATATTTAATAAAAGTTTTGATTGCTTTGTTTATAACCGGTCCAATTGTTAATTCCGGAACACCAGAATTAGGCGAAGTAAATGGCCCGTAAATTTCAACTGAAGATGCATCAACCTCACTAATTAAAGTCGTATCTTCCTTAACGTCTTCAACCAAATAAGAGCCTTTGCCAATACACATATAAGAATGTTCGTATTCAACATTATTATCAAAAAATTTATAATTTGCTGCAATTAAATCTGGAACGCTTCTAACTTGACCAAAAATATCAGCAATTCGCCCATTGACTCTAGCTTTATTTGATCTATCGCTTAATGAATTGTTAGCTGATTTATCATCAGAATTTCTAACAGCACCAAAAGGAATTTTCGGCTGATTTAATAAAGTAACTGCCAAAACAAGTAAAGCAATAATATAAGGAACATACGTCCATTGGGGATAAACAACCACATAAAACGGACCGGACATTTTACTAATTTCTTCAATTTCCTTAATGCTAGATGGCGTTACGTCAGTTAAAGTCGAAACATTGCCATTATAAATTCTAGCATTTTCAGGCCAAATTTTAAAATATTCGATTAAAAAATCCAATACATTTTCAGATTCAAACTCAAGCCACGTTTCCGGTTCAAGTGAATTTTCAGCAATTATAATTTTTTTTAACATTATAAAACCTCACATTGCGAAAACCAATCATTACCGTTTCAAGATACGTCCATTCTACCCCATTTTGAGCCAAGTGCAGAATTTTGCCATCAAGCCATATGCCCACATGGGAAGCGCCCTGGTTGGCTTGAAACAGGGCCAAGCAAGGGCTAACCGGCGCTAGGATGCGTTCAAACTGGCCTAGCCTGTGGGCATCCATCACCCGTAGACTTCGGCCTGTCTTAGCCCATGTTAAAGCCTCTGAAATGTCTTGATTATTTAATTCTTTCCATACTTCACAAACAAAATGCGCGCAATTATATTTGGCATCGTTATAAACTCTATCAAAAAATCTATCAAGATTCATAACAAGCCGCGCAGCATTGGGAACCGTTCAAGGCTGAATATTTCACCTGTTTTGGAAATATTCAAACTAGGCGCTTTTACTTCAAAAACGGAACCTTCCCTAGTAAAAGTAAAGTTCTTAATTTCTAGAACCAAAGGACCATAAAGAACATTATCTAAATCGCTGCTTTTGAATGTTCTAAATTTAACAACGGGTTTGATAGAAAATCCATCGGCAATTTCAACCAAACCTAATTCTTTGGGTATAATTTCGCCCAAATCGCCCAATTGAATTTTGATGATTTGATCTAAATTATCCTGTTCGTTAGCAAGCGAAATTTTCAAAGGTGCATATTCAAAGAAATAATTCAAACTGTCTTCAAGTTTAACCGTAACGCCTTCAACGGCATTTCTAACAAGTCTGTATGTTTTACTGAAATTAGGGTGAAATATTTCAATCAATTCAAACTGAATAACCGAAGCCTTACAGTTTAGGAAAAATTCGCTATATTGACTCATGCTAAATCCGCAGGTATTTGAACATTCATTAAGTTATCAAATTTATCTATGCTTTTGATTGAAAAATCGCCGAAGGCTGCATAAACGTCAGCTTGATTATTTTTTTCAACGTCATATTGATAATTTTTTGCAGCCGGATTGTTAGCCAAAGCCGTAGTGATAGGATGAACTTCTAAAGTAGCACCTACAACAAAACATTTACCCTGTTGACTTTTTAAACCACTTGTTCCGGGAATAAAATGGCAACGATGCTCAGTTAAAGTTTCTCCATCATCCACATATAAATCCATTAAAAAAGGATCACAACCCCTAGTAATTAAGGTATTGTAAAAGATACGATAGAAAGAATATTCTTCACTGTTTAATGTCCATTGCACATTCATTCTAAAATCAGAATTTAAAATATCACGCCTAAACCTAGACTGACCACCTTCCAATTGAACCATTAAAATTTCAGTTGGATCAGTAAAAGTATAGCCGGATTGATCAGGAGGAATTGGAAATTTTTTCAATGGTTCCATTTTTACCGCCTTCTAACAATGTTTGTACTTTGGCTTAATGATTTTGAAGTTTTGGAATTAGGATTGCCGATTTCAGAAGCTACCAGACTTGGAACCCTCTTTTCAATGGCTTGTTCGGCTTCATCCTTTGCAATGATTCTATAACGGTTTTCGTCAATCTGTTCAACTGCAAAAGTTTTAGAAGTTCCGTAGTTTTCGATTTTGATCGAAACAGAATTGCCCACAGAAGCGCCACGGTTCATAGCTTCCAGCATAGGCCGATTCCGGGCCGTGGCTGGGGCTGAGACGACGAATTCACGCCCATGGACCACTCCAGCCACTTGTGAGGTTCCCCCATCACCTGTATAGCCTCCAGCCTCATACCCTGGCATCTTGGTTGACATAATGGAAGCGATGTTTGCAGCCATGGCCACGCCAGCGGCAATCGCCAAAGCCGTTCCAACAATCGGCCCCAGCTTTTGCGCTTCACTGATAGCCAAAAATCCGTTAACGGTAGCTTGAGCAACAGCAGCCGCTTTACCGATTTCAAAAAGTTCCCTGTTTTTGGAATTTTGCAATGAGGACATATTGCCGAAAAATTGGTCAGCCTGTTGAAACTGTTTTTCGTGTTCCTTGATCCAAGCAACAGATTTAGCTTGTTCATATTGCTTTGTAGTGATTACGTTAGTTTTGGCTAAAGTTTCCAAATGCTTATAAAACAAATCCCATTTCTTAGTTTCGGCATCTAAGGCAATTTGGGTTCCATCAAACATATCCCCAAACATAGTCATAAGGCCGGCAGATTTGTCAGCACCTTTTAAAATCTCATTATTCAAAGCTTGCAATTTGGTATTAAAATCAACAACAGCGCCACCAGTAGCAGCATAAATATTATTTTGTTCCTGATTCAAAGCGTTCTTTTTAATTAAGTTATCAATCTCCATCTTGTATAAAAGAATCTGCACTTCATCCAACGGAATGCCCTGATTGTAGGCATCATTTTTCAATTGCATAAGCCGGGTTTGCGCTTCCTGTTCTCTGCCGACATAATTGAGTAAAGTGCTTTCGTCGCTCAACTGTTTGTTATATTGGAACAAAGGTTCCGTTAAGTTAATCATAGCAATACGAGCAAGATTAATTTGCTTGGTTGCTTCTTCTTCACTGATCTTTTTCTTATCAAGTAATTGAGTAGTTGCGGCAATGGTGTTTAAATAATCCCGCATTGGAGCAATGGAAGATTCAAAAATTCTATCCCGTTCTCCAGAAACTTTCTTTTCAGTTTCAATAGCGGTAATTTTATTTAAAATAGAATCATGTTCCTGTTTGCTTAATTTAATAGAAGCAGAATTTTTACCGTTCTTTTTATCAGCTAATTGAATTTCAATTTCGGTCATTTTGTTATAAATTGACCGGCTAGGCTCTAAAATTTGAAGTGAATTTTGTTCTTTGTTTAATTCGTCATTGATTTTCTTAAGTTTCATTGCGCGACTTTCGGCCAAAGGATCAACCGGCGGTTTTGAAGTGTCATCGCTTGCTTGGCGTAAATAGCTTTTGCCATGGGAAACCAAAGGCTTAGTAGGCTCATTTTTCTTTGCTTCCAATTCAGCAAGCTTAATTTTCGCTTGTTCTAAGCCTTCTAAAAATTTATCCGTAGCGCCTTTTGCGCCTAGCGCATTCTTTCCCCAAACTGTAAAAAAGTTATCATCGGAAGCCAAGTTTGCAGTTTTACCAACTAGCGTAGCAATCCCGCCAGCCAATTCCCTAATAATGTCTGAAGCCATTGCAGCGGTAAAACCCAAACCTCTAATCAAATGTTCAAGCGCATTTAAAGAGTCTTTGGTCTTATCTTTACTTCCATCTAATAAAAATATACTGTTTGCTAAATCACCAATAGCCGTAGCAGTAACAATGGTTGTTTCGCCAAGACTAAAAATTTCATATTTATTATTTTTAATAGAGTCTGCAATATTAATAAGCTTAGCAGCAAACCCGGAAAAACTTCCAGTTGTTTTTTCAAATTCTCCTGCCAATTGAATTAAATCATTTTTTAGAATAACAACAGCCTGATTAACTGTAGCCGTTGACCTTGCAAATTTATCATCAATTTTCATATTGGTGAAAGCGTCAAGCATAACCTTTCCGGTTAACTTGCCTTGCTTGGAAAGGTTCATTAATTCGCCTTTAGGAACCCCTAAAGAGTCAGCTAACGCTTGCATCAAGATTGGAGCATTCCGCATTAAGGTTCGGAATTCATCGGCCTGTAAGTTGTTTCTGTTGAAAGCCTGGGATAACTGAAGCAAACTTTGCGCGGCTTCAATGGTGTTAGCGCCACCTAAAGTTAAAGACTTGCTGATATTTTCAGTCATCTTTAAAGTCTGTTCCTGCGAGGCACCTAGCGGCTTCAACGCCATATCGTAACGCTGAAAAGCCGTTGCCAAATCTTCAACTGGAACCCTAGCGCGTCTTGCGGATTCAAACAGCCTGTTAGTTAATTCTTCCGTTTGCAATTCGCTATCAGAAACAACCTTTAATTTATTCTGAAGTTCTAAATACGAGTTACCTAAACCCATAATAGCTTTTGTTCCAACAGCAGCAACGCCAGCAACCATAGCCAACATCATAAAATGGCGCAAAGAACTAAAACCCAACTGATTTCCATGTTCGGTAGTTTTATTTACTTCATTTTGTGCACCTTTTAATTTTAAAGCAGACATAGCAGCTTTATCGCTTGCAATTGAAACATTTTTCAAACTAATTGCCGTTTGATTTTGCGCTTGAATAACCTTTTCATTGCTGATTAAAACATTGTTATTAGCAACCTTCAAAGCTTCGGTAGCGATTGCAGCGTTAATGGTTGCAATTTCTAAATTCGTTGCTGACAAAGTGGCTTCATTTTGTCCAACGGCTAAAGCTTCGGATTCAATAGCGCCTTGCCGCATTGAGTTACCAAGCGCCTCAATAGCAGCCAGGGCTGACATTTGGGCCGCTGTAAGGCTTTCAGTAGCGGCAGACACACCGGCAAGATTAGCCTGAAGGCCGGCAATACCACTAGCCGAAAGGGCATTCAAATTGGCCTGTAAAGTAGCAATAGCTAAATCAGCGCCAATTGCAGCCGCAGAAATACCATCTAACTTTTCAGCAATGGTAGCACTAATTTTATCTTGAATTTCAATAACAATCATTTCATCAGACATATTCACCCCAACTTCATTTTAAACTTTTTAACTTCAACTCTGCCCACAATAACAGCCCGTTCGACAAATCCCGCAGGTTGCTGTTGTGAAGATCCATTATTCAATTCTCTAATATAAGGCGCGGTGTTTACTAAAAATATAGACTGGCCAACAATTTTATTTTTTAAAACATTATTCATATCAACTACGGTTGCTTTTGCGCTAGGCCCATAGGTTGAACCTTTGTGGCCAAGGAAAAACGGCAAACGCATTGAAACATTGGGGTTTTCTAATGAGATTTGCCAGTTTGAAATAGCGTTGGAAGTGTCTACAGGGGTAACATACGCCAAATTGCGCCCTGTGGCCATAGCAACCCCAACAGCACACCGGCTACCCTCAGAAGCCAGGATAGCCGGTAGCGCCTTCATTCTGTTTGCTAGGTCAATCAGGGTTCCCATGGCTGTTCCCCTTGTGCTGATTTGACCATTTAGTATAGCATTCGTCAAGCCTTGTTATGAATATATTTAATGCTTCTGTTTGGTAACTATCAAATTGGAACCTGTCAGCATAGTGCATTTTTACAGACCATGGAACATAGCCCACTTGATTACGGTCATTTTGCAATTGCCAAAAGGCTTCATAGTAAAGAGTTAAGCCGGTTCCCAATATTGGTTTGTTTAAAATTCTATCAGGAACCGGCTGACCCATTTGTTTAGCTTGTCTTGTGAGGTTCTTTTCCCGATTCGGGGGCATTTCCAAATCGTATAAAAGAACCTCAATTAGTTTTTTTCATCGGCCTTGAGATTGGCTTCAAGAAAATTGTCTTTATCGGAAGCCTTAATATTCAAAGTGCTAAACAATTCGGGAAGTTCGCTGAAAAAGGAAATAGCATTATCATAGGAATAAGGAATAGTTTTACCGTCCATACCCTGAATATTTTCCCAACCCTTAAGATTAGCAGTTACGAAAATATCAATATTAAGCTTGCTTGCATCGGCTTCAGAAAGCAGACCTTCATCAATTTCTTTCTTGAAAGGCCGGGTTTTGGCTTCAAAAGTCTTAAGCCAAAGGGGATTAGACCGGCCAGCCCTGGCAATAATGAAAGCCGGAATAGAGCCATCATCGTTAGCCTTAAACTTGATCTTAATTCCGTTTTCTTCACAATTCTTATTAGTTTTGAACTGGGAATAAATAGACATTGGGTCTAATCCTTTTAAAAACCCCTAGGACCATTCCCAGGGGTTGATAGAGCAATTATACAGGCATTGCCGAATTAGGCAAGTAACTAAAGAAAGTCATCAAAAGCGTATGACCGGCAACGCTTTCATTAGCGTTCATATCAATGGGAATAGTAATAGCGGCATCCTTTTCAACCTTAAGCCTACCGTTGCCTAAAGACATAGAAGGAATGTCAATAACAGTTCCCGCATTCTTGTGGGCAAGAATGACATTAAAGCCAACATCGGAATTGTTGCGAACAGCGTTAACAGCCCCAACGGTAGAGAAATAAGCAGTAAGGGAACCGCTAATTATAAAATCACCAGCGGTAGCGTCAAAAGCGCCAAGGGTTCCCAACGCCTTAGTAGGCTTAACACCATTGTTAATAACCAGTTTGGCATCGTTGACATAAGCAAACAAAGGCGAACCGTTCACATTAAGCGGATCAACAATGCTAAGCTTAATCCGATAAATATCAGAAGACGTATTGAAAGCATTTTCAGCAACGGCAGGAATACGAGTTCCGGCCTTTACACCGGTAGCG